GCGAAAGCGCCAATGCCGTCGCCTTCGCCGCCGCCTTCGCCGCCTACGCCGCCTACGCCGCCGACGCCGCCGCCGCCGCCTACGCCGCCTACGCCGCCGCCGACGCCGCCGGCAAACCGCTCGACTTTATCGCAATCGCAGAGGAGGCGTGCCGATGACTCTCCGTGTATTCTCCGACATTGCGCAGAATTCGCCCGCGTGGCTCGAGGCGCGGTGCGGCATCGCAACAGGTAGTGGATTTTCCGATGTGCTCGCAAAAGGCCGTGGAGGCGGCGCATCAAAAACGCGGCAGACGTATTTGTACAAGCTGGCAGGCGAGCGCATCACAGGGAAGCCAGCAGAGAACTATCGCAACGCTTATATGGATCGCGGCCACGAAGTCGAAGATCAAGCTCGCGCGTGGTTTGAGATGGTCTTTGAGCAGCCGGTGGAGCTGGTCGGGTTCATCCGCTGCGATGATCGGCGCGTTGGGTGTTCGCCCGATGGCCTCATCGGCGCCGACGCGGGATTTGAAGCGAAATCCGTTGCGCCGCATTTACTCATCCCGATCCTTGAAAGCGGCGAGTTTCCGTCCGAACACAAAGCCCAAGTGCAGGGCTCGCTTTGGATAACGGGCCGGAAGTGGTGGGCATGTGTTGCATTCTTTCCTGGGATGCCAGTCTTTCATACGCGGATCGAGAGAGACGAAAATTACATAGCCACGCTGGCTGTCGCGGTCCGTGAGTTCAATGAAGAATTGGACGAACTAGTTAGGAAATATAGCAATGCCGTATGCTGATCCGACTCTGCGCCGCACTCGAAGCATTTGGCGCAACATGATTAGGCGCTGCTACGATCCAAAGAATATTTCGTATCCAAATTATGGCGCGAAAGGAATTATGGTTTGTGCGCGCTGGAAGGAGTCATTCCAGGCGTTTCTGGAGGATGTCGGACCAATTCCCAAGCCCTTGACTATTGACCGGCTTCGGAACTCGGATCATTACCGGCCCGGCAACGTCAGGATCGCGACAGTGCGTCAGCAGAATAACAACAAGTCAGACACTACCGAAATAGCTTATGGCGGCAAGACGCAGACTATGACCGCATGGGCCGCTGAGCTTGGCATGAGCGTTCAGGCACTCTTTTATCGATTGAGGGCCGGATGGCCAATGGAAACGGTGATGACACGCGCGTTGAATCACGCCAACCCCGTCATTCAGGTGCGCAGGAAGAACGCGAAGTTAATAACTATAGACGGGGAAACGAAGCAGTTGTGCGAATGGCTTTCGGTTTCCGGTATGAAGGAAAGCACCGTGCACAACAGGCTTCGTAGGGGATGGGATTATAAGTCCGCGTTCTTCGGTCAACCGAAGTGGGGACGGAATCGGAGGTACGAAAATGTCTAGCGAACTGGTCGAGGTGACTCAAGCTGTTGCGGAGTTCGACCGCGTTGCGGCGGGACTTGCGGAGTTGGAATCCAAGTACAAGGGCGTCGTTTACGAAGTGACGACGACTAAGGGAATGACAGAGGCGAAGGAAGCGCGCCGGGCGGTTCGCGAGCCGCGTATCGAGGTCGAGAAAATCAGGAAGGCTGCCAAGGCTCCCATTCTGGCGCTCGGCAAGAAACTTGACGCCGAGGCCGCGAGGATCACGAAGGCATTGGAGGCGATTGAGGGTCCGTTGGACGATCAGATTAAGGCCGAGGAATCGCGCCAGGAGAGTGAACGGCAGGAGAAGGTCGAAGCTGAGATTAAGCGGGTTTCGGACCTTCAGGCCCGAATCGGCGAGATCCGCGCCGAGGTCACGCGCTGCGCAGGGCTTTCCGCCAGGGAACTCGCCGAGATCCTTGAACTCTGGAGCCCTCTCGGCAACGACTTTCAGGAGTTCCAGCCGCAAGCGGAGGATGCCTACGCGGCCACTCTCGCGAAGCTGCGCGAACTCCACTCCGCCGCAGTGGCCCACGAGGCAGAGCAGGCGAAGATCAAAGCTGAGCGCGAGGAACTGGCCCGGCTCAAAGCCGAGCAGGCCGTGAGAGAGGCCGCAGAGCGCGCCAGGATCGCCGAGGAGGAGCGAGCGGCCAGAAAGGCCATAGAGGCCAGGGCTGCCCGCGAAGCTGAAGTGGCGCAGCAGAGGCGCATTCAGGAAGAGCAGGAACGCGCCACCCGGCAAGCCCTGATCGACGCCGAGAACGCCAGGATCAAGGCCGAACAGGAAGCGGAGCGCGAGCTGCTCGCCCAGGAAACAGAGCGAATCGCCGCAGAACGGGCTGAGAGCGAGCGACAGGCCAAGGAGGCACGAGAGGCGCAGGAAGCTGAGGATCGCCGCATAGCGGCCGCTAGGGCAGAACTGGAGCGCCAGCAGCGGGAGGCGCGGGAAGCGGAAGAGCGCAAAGCGGAAGCAGAGCGGATCAAGCGCGAGAATCGGGAACTCATCGCCATGCTCACCGCCGAGGACATCGTGCGCTGGATCGCATCCGAGTACGGGTGCGAGTGGGTGCCCGTTGCCGCCCGGATCGCAGCGATCCCGCACGAGGATTGGCTCGTACTAGCAGCCGAAAAGGCAGAGGAAGCAGCGTGAAAACCAAGAAACCACGTGGATTCGCTTTGCTCACCCCGGAACGCAGGCGGGAGATCGCGATTATGGGCGGCAGAGCGACTGCGCGCGAAGATCGCGGTTTCTATCGCAATCGGGAATTGGCAGCCAGCGCCGGGAGCAAGGGCGGCAAAAGTCGCCAGCGCGATTTGAAATGAACCCCTTGCATTACTGTGTCGCTTGGCCTATAAAGACCAAAGGCCCCGCTGGGGCCTCTGGTTGCGAGACCGCCAAGTCTCGACTTCCGGTTCGGCGGGGATTTGTACAGGAAGGCCGACGGCTTTGGGAGTCTACCAATCCGTCCGCCAAAGCTCAACCCTCGCTGATCCGGTGCTCGAGAAAGGCTCGCCGGCAGAGCCCCGCAGTATGTCGGTCCGGAGGGTCCAGTCGCTCACAAAAACTCATCGCGATAAATCCAGTTCCCGTGACCCATAGGGGCTGGCCCGTGCAATCGCTGTTGTGCGCGAACATACCAGCGGGGGCTTCAACCGGTCAGGACGGCCGGCTCGGGGGAAAAGTTGAGTACCTGCACTGGTCCAAGAGACCGGACGTGCCCTAGGAGGGGCACGGGGAAAAAGGGTATTCGTGGGCGATAGTTTTAGAATTAGACAAATTCAACCTAACAAACAGAGGCAGCGTAATGGCTTACGAGCAAAAACCTAACACTGGCGTTTTATTCAAAAATGATGACAAGCTGATCGATACTCACGCGGACTATCGCGGCTCAATGAATGTCGATGGGAAGGAGTATTTTTTAGACGCTTGGATCAACACATCCAAGAAGGATGGCCGAAAGTTCATGAGTTTGCGCCTCAAGCCGAAAATGGCGCGGGAGCATCCGGGCGGAGCGCAGAATCCACCGGCACAGGTCGCGCCGAAACCGGAAGATGATTTCGACGATTCCATTCCGTTCTAGATATGGAATTGATTTTCACAAAATCCGTGCACGGCCTACTTCCCGACTCGCCTGAGGCGGAGAAGTGGTTGTCCAAAAAGAAGCTCGCCGCGACGATTGTGGTTGAACCGCATGAGATGCGCAACGGCGCATACTTTCGCAAATGGTGGTCGCTCGTAAAGCTCGGCTACGATTATTGGAGCGATAGCGTCGAGACTCTAGAGTACAATGGCGAGCGTGTGTTGCCGGACTTCGATAGATTCCGCAAGGACGTTACGATATCGGCTGGATTCTATCAACCTGTTGTGAATCTCAAGGGCGAGCTGAGAATAGAGCCTGAATCTCTCAAGTGGTCGAATATGACAGAAGAGCGGTTCGACAAGCTTTACAATGCAACGATAACAGTTCTGTTACAGAGAGTATTTAACGGCAAGGTCTGTCCGACGTGGACAGAGGATGAATTGCGACGCATCGCTGAACAGATATTAGAGTATGCGTCTTAGGGGTATGTTGTGACAACGCTCTACAAACTCACCGACTCCAACGGCTGCACGCGCGGGGATACGCAATGGGGCCCTGGAGTCTCGCACTCCGGCACGGGCGAGGGTGACCTTTGCGGCCCCGGTTGGATTCACGCCTATACGCACCCGCTGCTCGCCCTGTTGATGAATCCAGGGCATGCGAATATCGACAATCCTCTCTTGTGGGAATCTGAGGGCGAGATTGCTCTCTCAGACTACGGGCTCAAAGTTGGATGCCGTACGCTGATGACGCTGAGAGAGATTCCGGTGCCGCAGATCACCACGGAACAGCGTGTTAGATTTGGGATTCTGTGCGCCAAGCAGGTCTGCGATGATCTGGCGTGGAACGTATGGGCTGACAAGTGGTTGAGCGGGGAGGATCGCTCGCGCGAGAGCGCTTCCACCGCCGCCGCCCGCGCCGCCTACACCGACGCCGACGCCGCCGCCTTCGCCGCCTTCGCCGCCTCCGCCGCCGCCGACGCCGCCGCCGCCGACGCCGCCGCCTTCGCCGCCGACGCCGCCGCCGCCTACGCCGGCAAACCGCTCGACTTTATCGCAATCGCGGAGGAAGCATGCAAGTGATCTGGCACGCAAAATACGTTGCGCAAACCAAAGCAGAGCGAGAGCGCATCAATTTGCTGATGCGTTTGGCATGTCCGTGCTGTATAGCGTCGGTCTACACCGGGAATGAGCAACGTGAATGTCACCACATAACAGAAGGAAACAAGCGTCTCGGACACTGGTACACGATAGGGCTGTGCCGAGGCCATCACGTTGGAACATTTAGCGAGCGTCAACGCCTGATGATTGACGATAAGCACTTGGTGTCAGTGACGTATCACAAGCGCTCTTTTGTAGCCGTGTTCGGCACTGAGCGTGAGATTTGGGAACAGCAGCAGGCTAAGCTGGGTCTATCGGCAGAGTGGCCGACAAGCAAAATTCTGCCGCGCAGAATTTAGAAAAGTGGCGCTTGACTTTACGCAAGCGGTAGTATAAATTCGAGCAATGACGAGACGAGAATCAATGGCTGCCGCGCTGCTTGGGGCGAAAGGCGGAAGATCTGGAAAAGGGAAGTCCAAGGTTCGTGGAGACTCGGATTACTATCGAGCAATGGTCAAAAAGCGGTGGGCGAAGAGAAAGCCGCCTCTGACGGATAGCGCCAGAAACAAAACGAGGTTGAAATGAGCGAATCGAAAGCACTGGCTCCGATGGAGCGCGCAAAGCTCGCCCTCGCGGATGCGAACGAGCAGGCGCTGACCGCGCTCGCCGCCGCGTCGAAGTCCATTACGGTCATTACGAACGCGGACGGATATCAGCAGTGTCACACGGCCCGCATGGCTCTCAAGGTCAAGCGCGTCGATATCGAGAAGATCGGCAAAGCTGCGCGCGAAGATGCGACGGCGTTCTCGAAGGCTGTCATCGCCGAGGAGAAACGCCTCGTCGGCATCATCCAGCCGGAGGAGGATCGGCTCGGCGTGATCCAGAAGGCGTGGGACGACGCGCGGGAGGCTGAGCGCAAGGCAAAAGTCGAAGCCGAGCGCGCTCGGTCGCAAGCGCTCATCAGTCGAATGGCGAAACTAGAGTCGGTCCGAGACCTCTACACGTCGGCACTGCCGTCGGCTCGTATTGCGGAGATGATCGCCCAGTTCGAAAGCGAGACGCCAGCCGACTACGCGGAATTTTCCGAACGAGCCGAGGCTGCCCGCCAGGCTGCGCTGGTGTCGCTACGCCGCGCGCACGTCGAGGCGGTCGAGCGAGAAGAGCGTGAGGCTTCCGAGGCCGCTCAGCGGGCCGCACAGGCCGCTAAGGACGCCGAGGCAAGAGCGGCTGAAGAAGCTAAGCTCAAGACAGAGCGCGAGGCATTCGAGGCGCAGCAAGCTGCGGCTAGGCGCGAAGCGCAGATCATGCAGAACATCTCAGCCCTGCGCGGACCCATGCATTTGACCGCTACGGATTCACCCGAGCTGATTGAGCAGGCCCTGCGTACAGTTATGGCTGCCCCGGTGCGCCGGGAGGATTACGCCGAGTGGTATGAATCAGCGATGCAAGCCAAGAGCGATGGAATGGAGCGGCTGTCGCACCTGCTCGAAGCCGCGAAGGCTCATCACATCGAGAAGTGCCGCATCGCCGCTGAGCAAGCAGAACTCGCGCGGATGCTCGCCGATCAAATCAGATCGGCCGAGGAACTGGAGCGCAAGGAGCGCGAGGCCAGAGAGGCTGAGGAGAAGCGCAAAGCCGATATCAAGGCCGAACTCGACCGAAAAGCCGCCGAGGCTGCTATCGAGCGTGAGGCCGAACAGCGGCGCAAGACGCTGCGCCAGCAGGTGGGACAGCTCAGCGCGGCCGATATCGCCAGCATCGTCGCGGATGAGATAGGCGTCGAGTTGGGCGTGGTCGCGGCTCGCATCGCGGAGATCGAACACCAGGACTGGGCGGCTCTTTCAATGACAGAACAGGAAGATAAGTGAACGGATCCGAAGCTACGAAGGAACAGGACGTGACGACCCCGCTGCGAGCGTTGCGCAGCACGGGAGCTGCGGGAAATGAGTGATTCGCTCATGCCGCGCTCGTTTACGCGATTTCATGGTATAGTTCGTGCGTCGAGACGGTTCCAGCCGCCCCGACACACTGGCCACCCGCAAGAGTATTTGCAAATGGTTGACGCCGATACTACCTCGTTTGTTCGCACGTTTCGCTTAAAAGTGAAGGCCGAGTCCTATGGATGGCTCAACGCTGCGGCGGTCGAGGCCAATCAGGTCTGGAACTGGGCGAATGCCACGAGCATCGATGCGGCGGACCGCAATCGCCGGGCCAACGCGAAGTTTCTCTCCGGCTTCGACCTCTGCAATCTCTCAGCCGGTGCTACCGCGTACTTCGAGCGCATCGGGGCGGACACGATCCAGCGCATCTGCTGCGAGTACGCCGTCAAGCGGAGAGCGGCGAAGCGCGTGAGGTTGCGATGGCGGGTGAGCCGTGGCGCACGCCGTTCACTGGGATGGGTTCCGTTTAAGGCCGCAAGCGTGAAGCGCAAGGGCGTCGGACTTCGGTTCTGCGGCAAGTTCTTCCGGGTTTTCGAAGCTGCGCGACTGGATGGCGTGAAGTGGCGGGATGGCTGTTTCGCGCAGGACTCCGTGGGCGACTGGTTCCTCTGTCTCCCCGTGATCGTGCGACCCGACGTGACCGTTGCGCCGCGCGAGTCAGTCGGCATCGACCTCGGTCTCAAGGACATCGCCGTGACGAGCGATGGCGAGCGTCTGGAAGCGGGCCGCTGGACGCATGCCTACGCCGAGAAGCTGGCGAACGCTCAGCGCCGAGGGCACAAGCGTCAAGCGAAGCGCATCCACAGAAAGGCCGCGCGTTGCAGGGCTGATGCACTACACAAGTTTTCTCGAAAGATTATCGATCAATATCAGAACATCGTCGTTGGCGACGTGAGCAGCCTCAAGCTGGTAAAGACTCGGATGGCCAAGTCCGTGTTAGATGCTGGCTGGGGCGCGCTCAAGAATCAGTTGGCATACAAAAGCGAGCACGCTGGCCGACGGTTTGAAGTCGTTGACGAGAAATACACCAGCCGCGCCTGTTCTTCCTGCGGATCGCTCAGCGGTCCGAAAGGGGTAAATGGGTTGCGTGTAAGAGAGTGGACGTGCAGCGAGTGTGGTGACTCGCATGACCGAGACGTGAATGCGGCTCGGAATATCGTCACTGTCGGGCTCAGGTCGCGAGCCTCCGTGCGCGGGAACGAGTCTTCGCATGTTGTGATCCCTGCCGAGCAGGCTGCGGCAAGCGCCGTCGCGAGGCATGGACAGGGAGCACGACATGCGGCGGCATGAGCACCGGCTACCGCCGGTTGTGAGCCGGCGGGATTTTTGGAGCACAACGTGACACCAACAGACCGCCTCCCATTCGACAAAATGAGTCAAGAGCAGCGCGCGGACCTGCGCGAGCGCTTC